ACAAGGATGTCAGGACGGTATGACTTACATACCGACTCAACCCAAGCCATATCACGTCCACCCGCCTCTTTGATCTTGATGTTGTTCATCACAGGCTCGTATAACGCTTTGGCCTTGTTCATATTGTCTCGTACCTCACGAGCAGACATGCCTGCCGCTGCAGTCAGGTATCTTGCGCCGACACGGTGCGTTGGCTCTTCGTTACACAGGATGACACACTTGGCACCTTGATGTGCAAACCCGCCGGGGCTGGCAATCAAGCTAGCATGAAATGATGTCTTGCCAGTGTTAGGCCGTGCGCCTACCTCAATAAGCTGACCGCCAGACACACCCTCGACTTTACGTGTTACGCTTGGGATGTTAAACGTCCAACGCGCTTCCAGTTCAGCCTTTGCCATGAGTGTCTCAATGCTGATGTCATCCCACTCAATGTTGAGATTGGGTATGAAGTCATCTCCGTAACGCTCAAGCAAGTTACGCAGAGCCTCAAGGCTGGCCGCATCACCATTGACCATATCAAATCCAATGTTGGCTACGTCCTCACCCACTACTTGTTGGAACAACTTGGACAATACTTCCTGTGCCACGTCGCCACCCATAGGGTCTTCACGCTTTATCTGTGCAAACAGGCTAGCATATGCCTGCTTCTGTGCAGTGGTTAGTGTCGGGTTGTCCGACATGAACAAGGCTTCAATCTCATCGGGCGTAACGCTCCGCTCGTACCTGTCCATAGCAGTGTCGATAGACTGCTTGATCTTCCGCACGTCCTTGCTAAACAGGCGTTGCGGACACTTTGAGCCACGATGGTCATCGTAGAAGGACTTGTCCATCAGGCTCCTAATGATTGATAATTCCATTTAGGTTCTCCATATCTGTCGGGTTACGATATTTCAAGTCGTCAGTTAGTCGCAGAACACGAACATCGTTTACGTGTCCTCGTAGTTCCTTTGCCATCTGCAAAGTCTTAGGTAGCGCATCGGGGTCTAGCGCAATGATTGCTGTTGAGAACTGCGAGAGATACCTTTTATGCGTCTCTTGCAATGACGTGCCTAGAAGCGCAACCCCGACAAAGGTGCCGTAACCAACAACGGCTGCACTCAAGCAGTCCTCAACAACTACGGCGACTTTACCACACCCTGATGTGTATGGCAAGCCACTTTTTCCATACCGTTTCCACTTAGGCAATCGCTTGCCAAGTGAGCGGCCTGTAGCATCCACAACCTTGCCGTCGTGTACGATGGGAAATACCATGCGGTGTTCCTTCACATCATACATAAGGCCAAGCTGCTCTGCATCCAGTTCATATAACTCCCACGCAATCTCTGCCACGTTCCAATCATGCGGCACGATGTAGTCAGGTAGCTTGAACGTGTCCTGCTTGGCAAAGTCATCTGCACCGGCAAAGCCAGCACGAATGTCATCTGCACTCATACGAACACGTGCGCCACCTTTGACGCCACAAGATGCACGATAGCAGTTCCACAGAAGCGAACCCATGTTGTTTGTCACTGTGAATGTCTTCTCTCCACAGTTAGGACAAGCAACACGCTTGGTCATACCCACGGGTACGTCCATATCACTTACAATGTTATATATATTATCCATGTATATATCACTTTCCTTTGCGGCAGTTAAGTGCTTTTACCATGCGATTTACGTGCTGTCAATGCACTATTTGCACTGGCGTACGTATTCTTCATGTACGGTTTCACCGACTGCGGGTTACTGTGTCCAGTCACAGACATGATTTGACCCATAGGTACACCGGCCTCAACCATCTGTGTTGTGCCTGTTCTACGTAAGTCCATCAGTCGTAACTCCTCTGGCAGATTAGCTGCCCTCATAACGGCCCTCCCAGCCTTGCTGAGACGGTCTATACTGTACGGGTGGTACTCACCCCTTACAGGTATCACACGCGGTGCCACGTAGGCTTGAAAGCCAAAGTCTTCTTTCTGCTGCACCAGCATATCATACAGGTCATCTTCGATTGGCAAGCATACCTCTGCCCTTCGCTTGCTCTGTTCAAGATACAGCTTGTGGTCATCCATGTCTAGATTGTCCCACTGCAACATGCGCATGTCACCTAGCCGCTGGCACCACTCGTATGCCATGTGAACAATGAGGCCAAGGCTACGCCACTCAAACTGACCGTAGGCAGTGTCAAGGAATTGACGCACGTTGTCCTCTGACCACACCACCTTACGTTGTGGTGCAGTCTTGCGTTTGATGTTGGCAAACGGGTTTACCATAGCATACTCCATGTCGATGCCGTAGCGATACAGCAACGACGACACAGTGCATACGTGATTGGCAAACGTGATGCCACGCTTCACCCATTCTTCGTATGCGTGTTTGGCTTGCTTGCTCGACAGCTTGTCGTACTCGACAGAGCCAAACTCCCCGACCAATATGTTGAGGAAGTATTGATAGTCCTTCTTAGTCTTGTCCCTCAACATACTGAAATCGTTGGAAGAATAGTATGTCAATACTAAGTCTTCAACTGTCTTCATTATTCGAGCCTCCTACATTTTAGTGACTGATACTCTTCTTCTGTCTCGACAAAACTATAATTGAGGAACTTACGATATTCATCGTCCCTGTAAGAATTGTCATGTCTAAACACACCCTCTCCTAGAGGTCTGCCCCACCGTGATAGTCTTTCCATCACGTAGTCCATCGGGTAGAACCCCTGCTCACATTTGAACTTGAATGTGTCATCGTACTGCCACCCGCCTGAACCATCTGGGACATGCCTCTCAACAGTCCAGCGTTTGCAGGTGGCATTGTACTGTTCAAAGTATTCCCTACTCATGCCGCCAGTAACTCCTTGAACTCCTTGCTGTTTACCCACTGTGCGGCCTGATTCTCACGACGGAACATAGTGACAGCGTTGGTATCCTTGCCGGTGTTCTTGACACTGAACCCGTTACGCTCGTCTGCCCAGCTTGAGTAGTTCGTGAAGGCGCTATACAATGCCCAAGCATTCTGCCCACGGGTTGCCGCCTCTTGGTTATACAGGGCAAGCATTTTCTCTGCTGTCCGCTCTGACTTGAACAGAGATTCCAGCATGGCTTTTACATCACCGACATAAAGTGTCTTGGTTGCGAACTTCTGAAGCCTCTCCGACTGTGCATAGAACGATTGTGTCGAACCCTTCAAGTCACTGATGAAAGCTGGCATGTTGAACCCGCTAGTGTTCCTGCGCTTGATATCGTCATACTCTCCGGTAATCATACCGTTAGTGCAGAAGAAGTCGATGGCTCCAAAGTACACCTGATTAGAAGCAGTACCGTCCACGCCACGCAGGGCAATGATACGCTGTGCAATCGTGGTGCTGTGCTTGTCGGACTCAATGCGTGCAGTCACCTCTGGCAGTGACATATCCATCATGGCCCACGCATTGTTGTGGGCAGACTTCCACCGGATGTTCATGCTCTCGCATTCTTCTGGCCCCAAGTTCTCTGTGATAGTGTTGTGTACATCTGTGAAGAATGTACCATGATTAGCAGTGCTAAAGGTCTTTCCAACCACAGCAAGGTACTCACCAGTGTTACCGTTGATGACATACTTCTTGTCATCTACTTTAGTATCCTCATACTCAACAGGAAAGTTGAGGTTTTCGGGCAGCAGTTCCTCTGCTGTAAACATATGTGTATCTAGTGGCATAGTTGTCTCCTTTCATATGGCAACTGATGGTTATGTTATACAAGATACTCTATCAATAGTCAACCTATATCTTCCCATTACCAGAAGATTTCTAGTCCCAGCGATAGAACATGTGTTCGCCTATCTGCACGACAGGCACTTTACTCTCTGCCCATTCGGGCAGAACATAGGTTGCGTGGTAGTGTGTCGCACCCTCAACGAAATCGTCAAGGTTGCCTGTGTGAACACCCTGCGCGATTATCAGGGCTTGCTCCCATGCTGTCCGGTCAGGCGTTTTGTCTGACTTGCCGTCGCAGTACCAGCTAAACTGACAGCGGTGACGGACAGGAAAGTCGGGCTTCCATGAGTATGTTGGGCCTTGCATGAC